TACTGTCCTTGACTTTGCGATATTTAACTACTCGTCTAACATACCTATGTAAGCCACCGACAACTCCCCAGAACCCTCTACATATTTATCATCGGAAAAGTATCTACTTTTTCGATTAAAAAGTATTCTAAACAACCTGTCAAGGACTTCGCCTTTCATAGGCATTAGCAAAAAGAGCCACATCAATATCATACAACCCTCGAATGTCAGAGCCATGAAACAACATTCTCCTTAGTCTTCTTCATTTTCTTAGGTAACTTATCTCTGGGGATTTGCGCTCTAATAAGATTAGCAACTTCACCGTCTTTTATTATCATATCTCTATACTTATCGCTTTCTCTGAACATATGCAATTCGCAATCCTCTACTTTCTTTTTCTTTTTGGGGAATGCTGGTCTGTGTTTTACAGGACTTATACCAAAACAAATAGTGGCTTGTTGCATATCCTCTGAACACCAACGGAAAGACTTTGCTAAAAGTCTGTATATCTCAATGTCTCTGACATTCTCTCGTAGAAAGGAAAGCATAAGAGGAACAGGAACCCTCTGTGTATTATTCCAGACCCTATTCCTATCTTGCCAACGAAGTGTCGCTTGAATCGCAGATATGTAATCTCTATTGCCTTTCTTTAAACTTCTATCGTAGATAACTCTATCATCGTCAATCTTAGGTGCTTTATCGCAGACTATTATCATTCTGTATTTTATGTAATCGAGCCAACCTACACAATCCTCTGCGTCTGGTCTTTTGATGTGACAGATAACCGTAGTATCAATAGAGGGAGATGTGAAAAAACCATCACCCTCTATGTATTCGCCTACACGGTAAGGTTCAGCATCAAGCGTAAAAATGAGCATCCCCATCATACTCACCTATCAACTTTGTAAATTCTTTAACACCGTTAGAATTTATGCGACTGATTAGAAGTCCTCTACTTGCCATAATTCGCAGATGCCTTGATACAGAATAGACAGTTATACTACACGACCTCTGCGGTAGCGTCTCGATAGCCTTTGGCAGAAGTTGGTCTGCCGTAAACCAATCGGATAACTCCCACTCTTGGACTGCGGCTTCGACTGCTGAACCACGATACTTCTTACTCATTGTGGAACCTCCCATTCTGTGTCTACTTCACGGTGGACTATGTCTAATAAATCTAACATCTCCATACACATAATATCTTCATCTGCATGTCTCTCCAATAATTCTCTGAACCTATCGAAGGCTAATGCTTTGCGCTCATACTCACGAAGAACATCTATTGTTTCTTCGTAAGTGTAAGGCTCTCGTTCATCTAACTCGACATTACCCCAACATATCTGCGATACTTCTTCACATAATTCCTCTACTTGTGGTGTATACCACTTCTCATCAAATCTAATCATACCTATTCTACTCATTCAATATACCCCCTTATCCCATAACCAACAGTCTTCACATATTGGTTCATCGTCTTTCCATTTCATGTCTTCTGCTTCACAATGCTCTCCGCACTCTTTACATTCCGGCATCATTCTTCCTCCGCTAACAAAACCATAAACGGGTCGTTCATATAAACCCATCGTTCAAAAGAATCCAATTGAGACCTGCTAAGACCCCAAATCTCACGCACAGATGTTTTAGGAACGGGATAACGACCAGCATACCACTTGAGACCGTCTTGGGTAAGCAGAGCAATCAGACCATCATCACACATCTGTTTAGCAATATCTGGATAATCTTCTTTAGGTATAGTGCGAGAGATAAGAACCATCAGACTTTTGTTTCGCCACTTAACTTTCTCTCCGGCTTTCATAATATAACCTCCAAACCAAAGCATTCAACTTGTCATTCTTTATTTCGCAGACAGAACAAAACCTCTTCTCTCTATTCGTCTTCTCCGCTTTGCATCCTATCGTCAAACATCTTCTTGCCATACGGCTACCCCCAGACAGTAATCACAGTGCAATTGCTTTTTATTGGATTTAACTGTAAATTTAGACAGACATACATGGCGATTGCATTTCTTACAATATCTTGTCAACTTAGCACTATGGAAGTTTCTACTCCCAATATATTTCTGTCCGTATTTCATAACCATTCCTCCTTATTTCCCTGTCCTATATTAGCAAATATATGCGAGATAACATCAACAGTCCAACCATTACCAAGAGTCTTGTATCTCTGCGTATTACTAACACATTCGGTGTAGTTATCCGGTAATGTCTGCAATCTCTCACATTCTATGGGAGTTAATTTTCTCCAATCTATTGTCTCTCGCAAAGTTTTGTAAGCCTCTGGGTATTTACCCTCCTCCAAAGAAGAAATTAAAGAATCCTTCGATAGCGTAGTCAGACAATTACTTTTTTCGGAGGTCGTGACCTCTAAATATTGAACAGTCTCAATGTCTTTATTGTAATCTTCTCTCACTCCTTGTGCGTTAATCTTCCTTCCCACTATCTTTGCGGGATTAGCAATCAGGACTTTCGGTTCTCTATGTCCTCCCTGCATAGTAGTTAGAGAAGGTGCTTTTCCTTCGGGATGATAAACTCTCTTAATCGAATCATGACCTTTCAAATCAGCATCTCCTACATGACACAGACCATCACTACTAAACACGAGTTGCCTTCTATGTTTCTCGAAGTAAGATTTAAGATTCCCTCCCTTAAAGTAATTAGCATCTACACAATGAGATTTATCTCTGTCAACCCAACCATCTTCGAGAATGTCCTTTAGCAGAATACCTTTGTCTTGGGGCTTTTTAATGTTAGGTATGTTAGTCCAATATAACCTTCTGCGATTCTGTGCCGATACGAGGTTACTATTGATTTCGATTGGTAAAACATCTAAGTGTTGCGATATAATATCTTGAAACTCTTGTTTCATCATCACATTTTCAAGTAAGAAATACTTCGGTTTGAAGTGATTAATAACATCTACAAACTCAAAGAATAGTTTACTTCGAGGGTCATCAAAATTGAGTTGTCTGCCAGCAAAGGAAAATCCTTGACACGGCGAACCACCAATAACCAAATCAATATCCTCTAAATCCCACTCACCCCAATTCTTAACATCACCGAGTTGAACAGTATCGGGATAATTCTTCTGTGCTATCTTAATCGCATACTTGTCTATTTCGGATGCGTAGTAGGTATCAAACTCTATACCTGCTCTTTCCAGAGCAACACGGCCACATGAAATGCCGTCAAATAACGCTAATACATTTCTAATCTTCATCTCACCAACCTCATATATCCACAATACACCTTGCGACCACATATATACTTATGGTGGGTATTGTATCTCGCCTCTGTAGTAAAACCACATGTATTGCACTTTCGCACACCTCTGGGTCTGATACTGTAGCCCAAAGAACCCCTACCACCATTGTATGATATACCCATCAGACTTCCTCCCATTCTCCTTCTTGTATGTATGTCGGAGTCTTAAGAGCCGCAACACGCAATTCAATCTGATTTAGCAAATGAGGCTCTGCTCGCAGAACATCAACGAGTATGCCCATGACACCGTTGACTTGCTGGCTGGCAAGTAATAACTGCGAATCAACCCCTATCTCCTTTTTCAAAGTGCCAATCAACTTAAGGGAAGAGTTAGCCTGTCCGATAAGTCGAGTAGCATTAGCAAGCCACTCACCGTCTATACCCTCTTCATCTTTCTTCGCCTCCCATTCATCAAGCCAAGAATTTATTCTACCGAATACATCTTCCGCCATATCCAAAGTAGTGATTGCTTCTTTGCGAGTCTCCTCTACCTCCTTCGCTTCCGAAGGGTCAAAGGTCATATGTTCTTTCATATGTTCTTCAACAATACCTGTCTCCCAACCATTCTTCACTTCTAAATAAGAAGTAGTCATGTTGCCATTGTGTATCTGAATCTCTAAATCCTTCACTTGCGGGTGATTGCATAAAGGACATTCGGGGGATTCGAGAACCCACCTAAGAACCTCAATTTCTTTATGGTCGTCAGAATCTGCGATTCTATTTTCTATTAACCACTTACTTTTCATCTGCTATCCCCCAATACAAAGCATTAGCATTTTGTCCGGAAGTAAGATAGTACGACTTACCTTCAATTTTTGAAAACCTCTTATCTCTTTTCAGAACCTGCCCCGCAGAGTTATTACTCTGTGGCATATGTCTTGGGTTGACTTTACCTGTAAGATTATACATCAACTCTTGTGTGGTAGAGGGGCCACTTTGAGATATATAATCAAAGCAAGCGTTTCTAAACACCTTATATTTTTTCGCTTCAAAGACCATCTTTCGACCTCCTTGCTCTGAATGTAGCACTCATGTATTTACCGCCTAATACGCTTTTACTCTGCGTATTGCCGACATACTCGAACCTACTGTCGTATTTGAGGACTTGGCAGATTTCTCGCACAGAAGGTGAGTTTTTCCACACCCTACCATCTGCCGTCAGAACCCTCTGCGTCAATTCGTTTGTATTATACTCGCCTTCATCTTCAAGCAGAAACTTGTAACAAGCATCTCTCCAATTCGCAAATCTCGCTTCTCTTCTCGGTTTTCTTTTTCCCATATCATACACCCCATTTCATATTCTCGCCCTCGTCTGGCAGACCAAACCTACACACAATGCCTCTTCTACCCCTACCCTCTGTACGAGGACTAAATTCTGTAAACCATGCTTGACCTTTCAAGGTATCATCAATCCACCTCTTAGCGGATTGGTAATCATGGTCTGTGATTAGTTTAGCAACATCTTTTATTAAAGTGCTTCGTGGCACATCTTTATCCCAGAAGGTAGTCTTGATAAGACGAATGTCTTCATCCATAACATCTCGCCTCATCTTTAAAGATGATTCTAACAATTCGAGTAGAGCATCATCCATCTCTACCTGCAAGATACCACCTTTCCATTCTTCATCACGCATCATGTGATAACCTATTGCTAATCTGCGAAACAAATCAGACTCGAAAGAACGAACCGATTCTTTCATAACCCAATCTTCAAACTCTTTGCTAAACATAACTCCCGTAGGGGGATTGAGGGTCACTGATAACTGCCTGTCAATAAACCACGCCCGTAAATCAAGAATCTCACCTGCAAGATACGCTCGTTCTTCTCTCGTCATACTCGCTTGTTTATTCTGTGCTTCTTTGTATAGAGCCTCCTTTTCAGCATCCATGTTAATATCAATGATGAAAAACCTACGGTCAAGTCCAGACTCCAAATCCATACGACCATGTTGTGTTCCGCCCCATACGGTGTAGCGAGTATTGTATCGCACCCATCCATCACGCATACCTTTGTTCACACGACCAGAGTCTAACGAAGTTAGCAATTGATTCTTCATGTCAATACTATGGTCTTTCTTGTTTGCATCTGATACAGATGAAAACTCTTCAAAGCAGAGAAAACCACCGCAAGTCTCTCTTGCGAGAGGTCTCCCTACGATTTGACCATCATCATTTACAGAGCCGAACATACCCGCCTCTGTGATAGAGTTTGGGCCAATCATAGTGCGAAAACCAATACCTCTGAATCCTTCGGGATTCCATAACACACCTGTATGTTCAGCGCAGAATAAGTCAATCAGAACATTCTTACCGGAACCCTTTGCGCCACGCATGAGAATGTTGATTCTTGTATCTGCTATTGAAGAACGGGGTGTGTAGATAGGATAGTTGGTATGGCGAAGAGGACAGTCTTCAATAACGAATCTCCGAGAATCTTCTCCGTCTCCTTCTCTCGGTGCGAAATCACACATACTACATTTGTTTACAGTATTAAACAAATGACCGCCTATACTACATAGGAAGATTGGTACTTTGTCATCTACATCAATGATGTGATTTCTTTTACAGAAATCAAGCATCCTGTCGAATATATTCACCCGAACATACCCCCCTCATACTTACTCGCTCTCGTTTTGTTTAGCATTTTCGTTATCACCTCATCTGCCATTTTCGCCGCCTCTACGGTATCGGAAGAAGCCTTAGCATATATGTCTTTCGCCCTTTTCTTACAACCTTCTATCTTGAAACCTAAGTTTTTGAGAATGTCAATAGTAGCATTGATATGAGTTTCTTGGAATGGAGTGACCTCCATTTTCTGTCCGTGAGAAGGTATAATCAGAACCGAAGCACCTTTACCTTTTATTTGCGAGAAGACGAATGCTGGTAGCCAACCCCATAGAGTCTGGAGACTGTCTCTACTAATCTCTTTGTTACCAATATCTTCACCCTTTACAAGCGCAGGTTTCTCAAGACCTTCTCCATTCCTTACATCGAAAGCGTCAGAAGTCAGCAAGCAAAATGTTTCGCAACCTATGTTATCAAGCATAACTGCTACATCTCTTGCCGGTGGGTAATTGAAAAGCCACGCATTTTTCTGTGCGCCACTATCCGTACTTATGTGTGCGGGTGTTAGAATCTCAATTACTAAAGTCTCTTCATCGTTTCCGTAATATATAGGCCAGCCTGTAAAACCGAAACTTAACATCGTATGCGGGGATGAAGGTATATGTTTTGAAGTCATGTAACCTACAGGTTCTACCTTCTTTACAAGCGAAGAACCCACTACTGCGGGTATGTGGTCTGACCCTACCGCATCGAATAGAATCGCTCGCTTGATACCTTTAGGTATACCATTACTCCAAATAAAGTCCGTTTCATTTACTGTTACTATTTCTCCCATGTTGCTACATACCCCCTTATGACCTTATCAATCTAATGTTTTGGAATCTCTGAAATAATTCAGAAAAAATAAAACGCAACACTTAGAGCCTAATCAGATTATTCTTTTTTATTTCCTAAGAGTTAAAACCTTATTATTTACTAATAATAAAGAAAACCCTTTTTAGAAATATATCTAAGAAAAAATAAAAAATAAACCGAAAACGCATCACTGAATGCGATTAATTCTTTCTGAATTAATTTTGCAGAGCAAAAATAAATCTTTCATGTTCGATAGAATCCCTTTCTATGTAACGCATACCGATAGAGTCTTTGTTATCTAAATCGTTTTGCGGATATTCGTATTCAGTCATTCTGAATATCATATCGTTTAAAATCTCTTTAGCAAAACTTATGTCGTCTGAAGCGTGTGTCCTAACGGGTCTGAAGTCTGCGCCATCTGGATTGTATACGAGGCTCTGTGTGATGTATGTATTATCCGCATGGATAAGCATAGCATATTGTGGGTGAGAACCGTATATCTCCGTAGGCACATACTCAAGACCATGTTTAGACCTGTAAGGAGTATAGGTCTTTACAACAAAGTTGTGTTTTGAAATATCATTTTCGATTATTTCATTCGCAACAATATCCTTAACAAGATAGCATTCAAGAGATTTAGTAGAATTTGGGATTAGAATCCTATCAGAGGCGATTGTAATCGTAATCAACTCCAAATGCGATTCTTCTATCAGAGCGTCTAATTCATATTTAAAGAAAGGAATTTCTTTAATATCCCCCTTCATAGCCGAGTTTACGATAGTGCGATACATATTAGGTTGTATCGTATCTAAAAACGACCATACGGAATCATAGCCATCAAACACTACATGGTGTGAACCTACTTGCAGATGCAGGTAGGGTGAGAATTTTCGCTTGTTGCGACCATTCTTTCTCCAACACTGAAAGTCTATGACTTTGATTTCTTCGAGAGGACATATCAACCATTCGCCATGAAGTCTTATTGTCTGCATACTAACAACATACTCTAATGAGTATATTGTATTTATGCACCTCCCACTTCATACTTAACACCATACAGGTATTGCTCATCGTTCCACCAATAGGGCGCATGGCGACCCTTTTGCCATTTTGCGAAATGTTTGCTGTGATAGTATGCTCTGTATGCCACAACTGCGTCTTCGTGTTTAAACTCATCCGGCATACATTGAACGAAGGGAGTCATTTTCCCTTCGGGAATAAGAGAAGACAGAGACCATAGATGCTCTATACCATCAGCGCAAGCGTGGGTTTTACCAAATCTTTTGGCATACTCTTGTGCTAAAGCAGAGGCATGATAGCAAGCCCATATGAAATTGTCACGACTTTCGCCCACCCAGCGAGTCGCAGGGTGGTTGTGATAACCGCCTTTCAGAGGCTTGCCGGATGTTTTTGCTATTGGCATCATGTCGTCTGTAGCACCATGTCTGCGTACACTTGAGCCTAATTGTTGGTACAATTCGACTACCATCTTAGGCAGATGCTTGTCGCAATACATGATAGCCGCATGGAAGGGGTTCTCGTCTAATACGAATATGTTCATTCTAATCTACCCTCTATCTCTTGCATCTTCTCTTCGATTTCCATACGCAGATAATACACGATTTCACTTAACCAACCGTGTCTGTCTCCTAACTCGCTTGTGAGAGCGTCAACAAGCGTTTCCGCCACCTCTGCGTCTCTAAGCAATTGCTCTAAGTCGTTATATTCTTCTGCTAATTCTTCTAACTTCTGTTTTACTTCTGTCATTCTGCTTTCCTCCTACCAAACATTTTTGCGATTCTTACTGCTACGACTACTTCGTTACAGGCATCACAACACCTTCCGTCATTTATGGGCTGTGCGTTATGACCGCCATCCCAATACATTACACGCTCACCCTCAAGGTTAGTCGTGTATTTCTTCTCAATCTCTCCATTACATATACTGCATTCCATGTTTCTCACTTCCTATAGGGGCTTCTCCTTTTTAATATCTTGCTTTATAAGAAATTTATCAGTGTTCTGTCTCGTTGCTAAAACTTTACTTCGCCAATCTGTTTCTTCTATATTACACTGTTCGGGAGTCTTGCCTTCGGCATTCACACAATAACTACGAATGTCGAGCATCTTCTCCGCATAAGAACATTTAACGCATACAATATCCCGCAGGTTATACCTACTATACTTCGAGGACTTGTTTTGAGCAATCTCCCCACATACCATACACACTATTGAAGTCACTACTCATCACCTCTGTAGTTTGCTGACATATAGTGATAGTTGTTTCGTGGTACTAATAAATCACGCATGTTTTGAGGAATCATATTTTCAACAATCCACTCAAGACCTACTTCCTCTGAATCTTCACTTGGAGTTTCGCAAACTATTATACAGGGGCCTACTAACTGTTGCTCGCTGGTAATATCATATCCCCATGCGGCGAATGTGGCTACTGCGTTAGGAGACATACCTAACAAAAGCCCCTCTTCATTCACAATAACATCTTTGACATTCGTCAGAAGGCATTTACCCTTTCCTTTTTTCGGTACTGCGAATTTCTTCTGTGAGGTGACTACTGCGTATTCGATAAGTCCTCCTACATGGGCTTGCATCTCTTCTAAGGTCGGTTCTTCTTCTGTTAATTTAGCAACGCCACCGTCAGCATTGATAAACATATATGTGTCTCTATTCATCTTGTTACTCCTCCTCTCATTTTGTCTTTCCTAACATTAGCCTCTATTTCCAATAGAGCCTTGTCGCAGATATTACGCCAAACTCTAAGTCGTGTGAGCATATTATGTGTCTGCTCTGGAACGAGCATAGTATACGCTTGAGTCATATGCTCAAGCATAACAACGGCTTCTTGTAGAGCCTGTATGGTATTTGCATGTTGATACAAGTTATCACGCCCACATTCCCGAAGAAAACGGGTCGTCATCGTTGTCATCACTGTCGGGGTCTATCCAATCACGAGGTTGGATTTTACCTTCATCTGCTAACCTCTTACCCTCTTCAAATATAGTTGAAAGTACGGTATCTTGGTCTTCTGTATATTCAGTAGTTACAGTTTCTACGGGGATTCTTCTTATACAAGAAGCAACATAAGCGTCTATGACGGGGTGGAACCCTTTAGGTACGGCTAAACCTCCGTTTGTGGAGACGAAGTCTGGCACACAGATTTGTAATGTGCTTTCCATAATCTGCCACAGGTGAGAGTTTCTTCTCAACTTCTTCTGTTCATCTCCTTCATTCGCATAATTCTTAATTCTCCTTGAAGGAAGACCTTCAAGGTCAGCACTTGTTTGTAAAACAAGATTACATACCAATATACTTTCACACATATCCATGACTTCTTGTGCATCAACTTGTGCATCTGCAAGGACTTTTCTTGCGATTTTATTACCTTCATTTAACATCTCCAATTCTTTACCATCGGGTAAATCTACGGCTGGCGTTCCGTCTGTCTTGTATAGACCTCTGTCTGTCTGCCACACTATACCATTACCTACTACGCAAGCGTAGTAGAAGGTAACTGCGTCACTTTCCGTCTCAATCATATCTGCTCTAAATTCTTCGTCTCTAAACATTTTTTTCACTCCTGTTCAGCCTCTTATAGGGGGCTTCTCCTATTAATCATTTTCCGTAGCACCACCCTTTAGTTTTGCCTTTGATTTATCAAAGTCAATTTGTTTGATAGCACCTGCATGAACATAATCCTCAAGCATATCTATGTTCACAGTCCACCGGAAACGAGACCTATGTTTGTGAATAGCAAACACAAACTGTTCGTACATCTGTTGGGTTTCTTCATCCCAACCATTGATTTCTCTCATATGTTTTCGCACTTGTTCAGCCGCACCCACCTTTAGAGACCTGCCTAAGTGCTTACATAGGTGGCAACGAGGGCAAAGCGACTGAACCGCTATCAGACTTTGCTCATTTTTTACATCGTCATACAACCAAATCTCATGAGCCTCTACTGCCCATTTGCGATTTTGCGAAAAACCATCTTGCCCACACAATTCACATTTGTTATCTGCTCTTTCGTAGACAAACTTACGCAGTCTATTCCATCCCGAAGGGGGCATGAGACTACGCAGGTTTGAACCCCATGTTCCTGTAGGAACCAACTCGCAGGTAAGAGGAATGCCTTTCATTTCTTCCACCACCTCAACTTAGGCCATTCCAGCCACATGTCGAATATCATAGCAAATCCTCCAGAGCATCTGCGACTTGTTGCTTCACATCTGCCATGTCTACTTTATTGTCTCTAATCATACCAACATGATTAGAGCCAATATTTGTTTTTGCGAATTGCTTTCTTGTTGCTACTACTTTAGTAGTTACACTTTTCGCCATCACAACAGGAACATTGTGTTGCTTGCATATATAACCAAACTCTGTTTGTTGCATATCCTCCGAACAAATCGCACAAATCCCATGTATCACAGGTTTGTGCAAGTCAACCACTACATCAGATACATAGCCATCCGGTCTACGCATGATTACATTAATCTTTGAGTCACCTGCTATAGTGTTGAACCTAAGAGCGACATAATCTTCTACCCCAATCATTCTTCTTCACCTCCTTCTTCGGTCAAACTCTCATAACCTGCTTCTACTGTTTCTAACAGTACGCACAATTTTGTAAATGCGTGAACCGCACTACCGCCTATTAGGTCTGCGACTATATCGTGAAGTGCGTCTCTTACACCCCTAACCAATTCAATCGAAGCATCTTTCATTTCATTTGCTATATTCATCAATTCTTTTTCATTCATGTTTATTCCTCCTGTGTTAAGTTAAGTCGCCTGTCTAATTCTCTGTGACAATCCAGTATCTTGTCGTAAGCATAGTTGTAAGCCTTCTCTAATGCTTCTCTATTATCATAGGACAAATTATCTTCGCCTCCGAACTCTACATATTTCTGATAGAAAATACATTGTTGGTTCAGTGGTGTATTTATCCAAGCCTCGGAAATCCATTCCCACCTTGAATCAAATATCTCCATGTTATCTTCGCCTAAGTATATGGCGTGTCTCATCCATTCTTTGTTTTCTTTTGTCATTCTCATTTTTCATTCCTCCTCTCTTCTTTCTCTGCTTCTCATTCGCAAAAGTGACAGGACTTCTCTCTGCACTTTTATGTTTTTCATTTCCCTGCGAACAATAGTGTGTATGATACCCAATGTTGTCGCTCGGTTAGGTTCTTCGATAAAGTCTTCGACTATATCGCCGTTCTCTAATATGTCACAAATCTGTGACATGATTTCTTCGTAGTGTTCTAAACTCATTTTGCTCATTCCTCCTCTTCTTCGCAATAGCAGTCCTTTTCGCCTACATACTCACATACAGGGCAGAAAAGACCGTCTTCCATCAAATCATCTAAATACTCGTGTAGACCAATTTCATACATAATTGGGTCTACGATTTTGAATACTACAGATGGTGCGCGAGGCACACCAAAGATAGCAACATCTTCGTAGCAACTGTCTAACATATCATCGTAAGCGTCATAGATTTCTCGGTTATATTCCATTCTCATCACTCTTCCTCGTGTGTTAATTCTAAATAGGGGTCGTCAGTATTTAACTTCTTCTTAACCCAAACCACTTCGTCTGTGTCACGCATATGTATAGCGTCATGCTTGTATTGCAGACGCATATGTATGCCTATACGCCCGTCATGTCTGACGAGATGCGATTCGAGTATGGGAACCCATACTCCTTCTTTAGTCTCAATCATATCTACTAACATTTGCGAATCACTCCAGAGGATGTTTCACATCCTTATCTCCGAGAACCCATCGCAAAGATTTTACAACGCCCTGTAGGGCTTTGTAGTTTCTCATGTGATAATTACGCAGTTTCTTATCAAAGTCGCTTTCGGTAAATACACTTTGTAGGGCAGTAAAGTGGTGGTTCTGCTTACGCTCGGCTAAGTCAAGCATATGTAGCAACTCATCTTCGCTACGCACACCCATGAAAGACTCTGAATCTTGATGGTCGCTTAGTGTCATTCCTCTCCCCCCGTGATACCACGCAAGGTATTAGGGAATGGTCTGCGAATGAATTGCCACAATTCATCCCACTCACCATCCCATGCGTCTCTCTGATGTAGGAGTGTGCCATCTTCGTGATGAACATACATGACTCCGTCATGTAGTGTAATTCTGATACCTGCCTCACCTCTTTGCTTCATTCTGAAGCACCTCCAATCGCAAAACCTACAATTTTGAAGTAAGCAGTTAGGTGTATTTCATGCCCGCACTCCGAGCAGTCGAAGTCGTCATACGCTTCTATATGCTCATCACCTTCCATTACGGTCATACTATCCACATAGAAGTCTATGCAGACTTCGGCATCACAATTTTCGCAAGTCACCCATTTTTCCATATTCACTCCTCCCAATCTCCCATTCTCATGTATGTCATTACGGCTTTAGGCGTAGCCCATCCAATAGGGTCATGACCATGACCAAGTGCTAAAACTTCAAGCAGATTTTCATCTTTACCGTAGCCATAATTTATTATGGAAAATTCTTGGCGTGAATCTACTCTCGTAGCCCTTATTATAAACTCACCATGACGAGTCTGCGAAGCCGTAAACTCGAAGAGTGAGTCTTTAGCAATCATCTCAAGACAATCTAAGATTGGACTCATCATTCATCACCCCCGAATATGTCTTCCATTTCTTTAGCAATCATAGCAGATACTTCTGCTATGGAGACTTTCTTAGTGTTTCTCTCCGAAGGAGAGCGAGGCTCTATTTCGGGTAAGCCTGTAGGTCTGACTGCCCTTGTCGTGAATCTCTTTGCGGATTTGGTAGGCTTTCGCTTACCTGCACCTCTGTATCTGCTAAGGGAGAAAATACTCTTTCGGGATTCTTCCTTGTGTTGATTGATTTCTTTCCACAGATTGTTATTGTCATCCTCATCATAATGAGGAATCCATGCAAGTGAAGGTGTACCGAATGGTACGGGTCTCAAGTGCATACACCTGTCTTGGTGGTCTTTATAGACCGCCACTGTCGTTCTTCCTTGTCCATTGAACCTAACTTTGGCTATGCCAATGTGTTCAAATCGCTCTTTGTCGTCATAGTCGTATTTTTCCGTCATGCTTTTCACTCCTTATAGGGGGGTTTCCTGTATTTAAATTCAATGTTTGTCGAGTAGCGATTTTTCTCTCGCACAGGCTCACTGACATAGGTCATCTGTGAACACCTCTAACATGTGTCTGAAAGTCTCCGTAGGAAACATGTTTGCGATTCTTTTACCTTCGGTAGTCAAAAATTGGTCTATGCCCATGTAGGTCTCCCATAGGTCTGTGCCTTGAAGAGACATGAGGAAGTCAAACGCATCCCTCGGAGGAGTTGCGTATTCTTGTTGGAAGGTTTCTATGAAACCTACGGCAGACATAGCATCCAACTTGAGAACCCTCGTCATACCTTCGGGTGTGACATGGTTGCACATCTTATCCATAAGTGCCTCATCATGTCTATCCCTCATGCTTCCACCCCCATGAATGACATGCTTGGTATCTCGATAGAGATACTTTCTATTTCTTCGTTAGATTTTACAATATTCTCAATCAGCGTCAGTATTGCTACTGATGCAGACTTGTAGTCTTGAGGGTCTATTAGACCCTGCTTGAAACAATCTGATTGCATGTAATTATACATGGCTTCGCCGAAGGTTTCGACTTCGACCTCAACTTTCACATGGTCTCCTAAGAGACCTACATCGTTTGCTAATTGAGAGTATGTTACTACATACCTGCGGGCTTCTTCATTTTTTGCTATTGCTTCTGCAATATCCTCTATTGGTATTTTCAATTCCATTTTCATTCCTCCATTTCTTCATCACCACTAACCCACTTGATTAGTGCCTGTTTTACATCTTCGATGCCAGCCTTGATAGCATCCTCTACGCTATGTTGACCTGTACCTGTTCTCATAACATGAGCCTTTTCAAGGCCGATGATATTTGCGATTTGTTTACCTTGACTAACAGTCAAGTCTATTGAATTACCAAGCCAACTATTAGCGTCACCCATATGAGACCACATTCCAAACATGCCGGTTCTAAAGAACCATGCACTACCGGCTGATGCGGCGATTGCCTCATTCAGACCTTCGTCTGCATCCTTGATTTTGACACCGGCTAAGGCATTACTTGTACCGTTAGGTGAATCGTCAAGACAATTTTTTGTGTAGGCATAAGCCCAGACCTCTACTGCGAAACCTGCTTGACTAAGCAGGTCGGCGGCGGCGAGGGCGACTGCCGTTCTTGCGAAGATAACATCAGCATTGATGTTACAATTTGCGCCGGTTGGCACTACAAGTGCTACGGCTTCAACAGGTGCTGAACCTCTGCGAATTGTCCTACGGAACATTGAGTCGCCGTTTAGTAAACGAGTAGCGTTTACTTTACCTCTGCTATCAGACCACTTAAGCATACGCTTAAGTTGCGACAAGTCAATTGAATCTACAAGGTCGGACATCTTGTTTCGACAAGATGCGATTTGCTTGTGGTCATTATCTACATACTCGCCTAACTTGGATGCTATATCTCTGCGAGTTCTGATGCTTTTATCACCTTTCAAGTCTTCTCGACCTATCCATGATAGGTCGGGTTTTCTGCTCAAAGGGTCATACCCTTTGAAATCAGAGTCGGTCAAGGAGTCAAGAAAATGACCTGCATCAGCAGGGGTATCACTAATAGTGAAATTACAGGACAAGTCTTTAGACTTGTGGAAACCTACTCTTGTGCCATGTTCATAGCGGATTACTTGTGTATCTGACATGTGAAAACCTCCAAAAGGCCGAGACCCCCGAAGGGGTCTCAAGCCGCACCTCCGTTAGTTGCTAAAGCACCGTCAATAAATTCGTTATCAAAACCAATGGTTTTGAGGTCTTTGCGATTCCAATCTCTAACTGCTATCCTTCGGATTCTTTCCATATCGTAGCCTAAGATATGCTTCTGCTTCTTAGCAGTAAGCATGTGGCGAGGAGAGATAATACGGGAGACAAGGCCAGCCTTGTCAGCACGGTCTCTCAAATCATGGAAGAAGGAGACGATTTCATCGTCACCGATAAGCATTCTCTCGAATGCTCTGTCATAGCCCCAGCGAATTACTCCTCCAGCGAAGCGATTTAGAGTAGCACCGTCTAATGTTTCAGCAGAAACATAAGCAGAGCGACCTTTACCTTGACCAAGTGTATTTGCAGTAGCAAGAATAAACAAGTCGGGAGACTTGTATATTACTGAACCATCCGGCATAGTCCAACTATCGTTGGCTAAAGCCATGTTTGCGGCTACGGCTGTACCACCCATGAGTCTATCAAACTCGTCAAAGACGAGGACTCCACCATCTCTGAAAGTGTTTACAATTTCAGTAATGCGATGCTTTTCATCTCCTGTGGAGATATTAGGAACCATTGGGCCGACTATGTCGGAAGGCATCATTTCATTGTGACAAGAAATCACTGTAAATCTTACAGTGTCGGGTTTTGCGAATCCACCGGCTGATTCCGGTAGACTCTTTAGAGTGTCGAATATCTGTTTTGCGGCATGGGTCTTACCAGACCCAGCAGGACCGGAAGCCAAGCAATTAGCACGGATGCGACCTAAGTCAAGTGCTTCATCGAAGCAAGGGTGAGTTAGACCAACTTTGACTTCTTCGAAGTCACCAAGAGGCTTGACAATTGTTGTTCGAGGTAATGCTAAAGCATTAATCTTGTCGTTCATTACGGTATCAACATGGTCGGTGAAACCGGCCATAAGGTGAGGCATTACCATTGAAGCAAGTGCTTCACCGGCAGGGTCTCCACCCTTTACGCTTGTAGGTATAGGCTTAGGTGTAGGTGTTGGTTTTGGTGTTGGCATTTTTGGTGTCTCCTTTGGAGTATCTTCTTTTGGTGCGTCTTCTTTGAAGTCATCTCCGATGAATCGCTTTTGTTGTGTCATTGTCATCGCTTTAGCGATGGGGTAGTGAGATTCAACATTTAGGTGATAGTGGATGTCTACACAATCAGTGTGAACCCAAGATGCTTTGCGAGATTCTTTAGGAATCTTGACTTGAGCAACAGAACACTTCGGAGAAGTGCCTCTGATTGGTGCTGAACACACTTTACAAGTGCTATCAAAATTGGCGTTCTTGGTCTTAATGCCTACTTCTCGAAGTAGGGTGGCTCTTGGCGATTGTTTTTGTCGGCTCATCATTATCACTCCTGTTTGGTCGGACTTAACCCTCCGAGTAGGCTTCCACATATAAGGACTTTGGAAACCCCTCTGTCGGCTTTTCTATATGCTCTAATACTATTAGTCATGTATATATTCTCCTCATCGGAGATGGGAGAATTATACTGACTCTTAGTATAGTGCAGTAGTAATCTTCGATTACTAAAATCAGATTCTAAGAATAAGAATGAGAGCATCTTATTCTTAGAATTGCCTACATACATATGCTCACACATATGTAGCCGAAGGCTCTTTCACCCCTTTAGGGGTGGTAATTCGCAAAAATCTATAAGCAACTTCCTTTAAAAGGAAGCCGTAGGCTCATACAGGCTCGTAGGGTCTAAGACCCCCTAAAGGGCGGTTTTCCCTAAAGGAAAAACCTTCCGCAGTAAAGCGATTTGCTGATTTTGCGATTTTCTTTTCCCCACAAGCAAGCCAGCAAGCAAGCGAGGGCAGGTGCGAGCCTACATGTGCAGGGGCAAGTATGTTGGTTTTGGCAGTTTACTTTTTACATTCTATCTACATAGATTATAACGAAAATGGAACATTTTCTATAACTATGTGATATAATGTATTTGTTTGCGATTCGGAGTATGGATGGACTACCTCGATTTTTGCTTGCCGAGAATTTGAAAGGAGATACCAAAACAGGGTGGTTTATTTTTTACACCGATTGAAATTTAGGGCAACCTAAAAATTACTCGAAGAGTAATTTCCGTGCGGGAGTCCGAGCGCACAGGCGCAGATGAGGCAAGTCTGGATTTCTGTAAGAAATCTTCCGGATTTAGAGAATAGTATTACTGAATACTATTCCCGAAATCTACACATGGGCTTGAGTGTCTGGGTGCATACCTGCAAGCGAGCGCGAGGCCGTAGGCTCATGTCTGAAATTCTCTTAGAGAATTTCGCAAATTCTCTGAATAAGAATTACTGAATCTTATTCAGAGAATCACCTGCGAGGGCATACCTGCACCAGCACCCCTGCTTGCGCTCACACACCCCAGCGCGAGTAAAATTCTCTAAGAGAATTTCGCAAATTCTTTCCAAGAATTTGAGGCATGAGCCTGTTCGTGCCTTTAGATTTACCGCCGACCCTTGTCTCTTTAGAGACAAAAAATTGTTGAAAACCAAACCTCTTGTATCATGTGAAATCTCTTTAGAGATTTTAGCAAAAGAAGAGATATGATTGATGAATACATATCTCTTCTTTAATGCGAGAAGTTTGTTTTTGCTTTAATGCTATCTCTGATAGCATTATCTGTTGGCTCTGCGATTTTTGCCTAATCTTAGATTTTTATCTGGAAATAGTGGCTTTTTAATTAGCCTACGGCTAATTACTTTTAGACTATGTCAAGATAAAGAAGGCTATTAGACTGATACCGATTTTTAGTCTAAAGACTAACTACCTCTATCAGACTTTTATTTTGCTACAGCAAAATAATTCTTGGAGAAAACCGGCCAATTTACTATGCGAAAGAAACCTCGATGAGGTTTCTTTTTCATCTATGGTAAATTAGCAAAAAATTGTTAGTGAAAATCAGCCCTTTATTTATGTAAAGAGAAGGCAGAGCCTTCTCTTACTATAAATAAAAAAAAAAAAGGGGCTACCCCCCCCGAAGGGGGGGTAGCCCCGAAGTCGGCATTTGCCGTTTGGTCAAATTTTTGATACCCCTAAAGGGGTATCAAGCGATGTAACCCTGTGCTTTAGCACAGTGGAAGCAAATTCGATTTGCTTCGCCGTCATCTCCGAAGGAGACGACTACATCGTTCTTGGTTGTTTTTGCTTGGCAGTTGATACAGTTTTGGCTCATCAGAATGAAGATGGAACTACCCCTCTTAAACCTATCTCGTTCTTGCTTCTTGAACCCCCCTAAAGGGGGGGTTCATGAAGCAGTTTCAAAACTGACCGATTTTGAGGTCGGCAGAGAATCTCGGACAGACCCCCCCTCTTTAGAGGGGGGGTCTGAACCCCGGATTTTGCTAAATTTTTTAACCGGAGACCCCCCTAAAGGGGGGGTCTCCGGTTAGTGGTCTGAAACTTTCGGCAAGTCAGCAACAACTTACTTTCCGGGGAACCCCCTAAAGGGGGTTCCCGGGAAAGTAAAAGTTTACCTGCCCCCTCTTTAGAGGGGGCAGGTAAGTTGATTTCGACCAGAATTTTTAGGTTGCCCTAAAAATTTCTACCTCTACGAGGTAGAAATTCCGGGTCGAATTTTCGGCTTATTTTTAACCCCTTTGGGGTTAAAAATATAAATAAAAATGCTACAAAAATTTGACAGTCGGCGAGCCGACTGTCGCCCAGCACCTCTCAAAATTTTTAAAAATTTTTTTCAAAAAAATGTGACATACTTGCTTGAGGTATTTCTCGGCCTTCGATTATTTTTTTGCTTACTTGGCTTTCCCCATTTATTCATATCAACGCCAGAACCCATCATGGGGATGTCGCTCGTGATATTTGCGAATTGGTCTACTGCGTGTGCGAGTGCCATTACCATATCGTTATGTCTTCCTTTGTCAAGAATATCCCCCTCTTTCCAGACATGGGATTCTAATTCGTCTAACAAGATATTTACCATCTTGCGAGTATCGTGGTCGCCATAAGGCAAAATAATTCTTCCCTGCTCAAACCATGTCCTAAGCCTTGTCATTAGACCTTGCTTTAAGGTCTTATTGCTGACCTTTGACATCTTTACATTTAGATGCAAATTCTTTTCTCGTATAAGACTCTGGTAGAGATGTTGGAAACCTACAGACTCAAAAGCAAATAGAGGTCTATCATATTTTTCATTCCAACTTGCTATTTGGTCTATCTGTTTTACAGGGGGGAAATCATTTCTGCGCCATATATTTACAAGATGCAAATTATTATCTTCATCTCTTCTCATGCAGACCATAACCGAATAGTCTTTACCTATACCATGTGAAGGGTCAAAACCAATTACATATTCATCGGAATATAATTTATCGTTCTGCAATACTGTGTCAATGTCAAGATTCTTACGAGTTAATGTAGATGGGAATACCGCAGAATCATCATCAACTACTTTACAGAGATATTCTTGCGTAAATGCTAACTCACCAATCGCTTCTCTCTGCTCAAGTAAAAACTCAATAGGTCTTTCTTCCGGCCACAGACATACTGCTTCAATGTTATCGGGGTCATTACGCCATTCGTCATAATTAAGAATTGAACCTTTAACCCAATTATTCCATCTCTGATTATTTAGCATCTCTGTGTGATATAAATCATTCATAGACATCGGAGTGCCTACACAGAAAATTGATGTTCCGGGTGAAAGCATAGGTGTCATTTTCTTACGAAACCAAGTCTGATATGCTTCATAAGACATATCATTTTGGTCATCAAGTATATCGTCAAGAATAATAGCGGCTGGGTGTTCACCACGAATACCAGAACCGACTGATGTAGCCTTAATCCATGCACCATTAGTAAGATGCAATTCTAATTTATTTCCTTTCTTAGGGTCAAGCATACGAGATAACTCTGGATGTCTTTTTAAATCCTGTCTCATCTCTTCAAGACGGTTTGCTGCTAAATCTTTATTACTTGAAAACAACCACATCTTGAAAGGTTTACCACGCCACTTCTGAAAAAGAAGCATATGTAGAGCCTTTATTCTAAGCGTAGTTGATTTACTATGGTCTCTTGGTGCTATGATGCAGACTCTATGAACCTGTGCGTCACCTCTTTCT